GAACACGCTTTGTCGATAAAGTCAACAATTTTCTCTTTCGGCGTATCCTTCGATCCGTAGACCATAGTAACCAACGGACCCAAATTGAGATATACAGAGTCCGTATCTGACGCGATAACATAATCCACCTCACTTGTCTTCAACAATTTATTCATGTATTGGTTAAGTTTCATTCCAATCCAACGAATCGAAAGTTGACCAGACAAGGTAATACCTTCTGCTTGCCGAATGTCAAAGAATCGGAAATACTGATTGCCAAGAGCACCATAAGCGGAGTTTAGTTGAATCTTCTTCGCCATCTGAATGTTCTTGTATTTTGAAATTTGATTTTGAATTTCAAATCTTTGTGCTTTGTCTTTAGTCTTCTCTAGTTCTTTCTGCGCTTCAATCATCTTCTTTTTGTAAAGAACACGATCATCATACATGCGTTGCATCATTTCAGGCAGAAAACCTTGAGTGTCTTTGCGAAAGTATTGACCATTTGCAGTCATGCAATATTCACCGTCTGCACTATCATTGCCTTCAAGCAAACCATCAACGGTTACTTGCTTACGCATACCAGATACGATTGTGTCTGGCGATACATTGTATTGCATAATCAAGTGTGGATACAGACTGTTTAAGTCAAACGATACAACCCATTCATACACGCCAGGCTTAGGTTCTTTGACATAAGCGCCAGCATACTGTTCGTCTTTAGCAGAAGGTTTGTTCTGCGGTACGACAATATTCTTTTCAATCAAATGATTGTGAATCAAAGTATCCCACATGCGTACCTGCGTGAACACATCGGTTAGATTTACCTTTGCGTCATATGCAAGTGCAAGCACCATGTCAATGAATTTCATCTTTGCATCTAAGCGGTCGACAAGTTCCACATCCTTGATGTTGTAGTCAATAAATTTTTGATAGTCAAGTCGATAGAGTTGGTGTAGGTTTTCATATTCAGAATAATCTAATTTTTGTTCGCCAAGTTCAATACTTGCGATTGTATCAAGGCGATAGTTTTCTTGCTGTGTGTATGTAAATTTCTTGTAGAGTTCTAGATAGTCTAGAATTGCAATGCCTACAAGATCAAATGCAGTTTGTTGTTTGTTATGAATTGTAGTGGTGCGTTCACCAATTCTGCGCCATGGAGAAAGTTTCTTTGCTTCGTCTTCATCCATGATGCGGCAGATACGATTGTAGATATATGGAATATCAAAGAACTGGATGTTCCAGCCAGTCACAATATCGATATCAAAATGATTCCACAATTCGAGAAACTTTCGAATCAAATGATATTCATCTTTACATTTCGTATAAGTTACATCTTCGCGAGTGTTGTTGTAATCACCACAACCTATCACATAGAAATGTCCAGCAACACGCATGGTGATTGCTGTGATAGGTTCTGACGCATGTTCAGGTTCAGGAAAGCCATTCTCTGAGCCAACCTCAATGTCTATGTTTACAATCTTTAGAAGTTTGGGATCATAATCAACTCTGCCTTGATATGTCTCATTGATATACACATAAGGAAAGTTTGTAGAGCCATAGATTTTGAAATTGTCTACAGTCTCATATTGACGAATGAATTCGCCGGCGTCACGCAACGAACCCATTTGGGTTGGCGCAACATAGTAGCCGTCTAGAGTTTTAAACTCTGTCGGTTTCTTTGAAGGAAGATATAGGGTTGGATTGTATTCTACCTTATCCGCAAATCTCTTACCATTGCGATATCCGCGAACAAGAAGATTGTTACCGTATTTTGTAAAGTGCGTATAAAATTTCATTCTCAAATAATCAACGATTGTTTAGGTGGTACAACGATACCTGATCCGTAAACCTCATTATATCTGTTTTTTATCTCGGTTGCAACTGTTACGTCATACAAAACGTGAGAATTTTTTACGCTGATAACTTTCTGTTCAGAGAAAATCAACATTGGTTGCATTTGGAGATTTGCTTTGCCATTTGATCCCATAGCCAATCCAAGCACAACGGGATTTTCAATTCGGTAATTATCGCCTTCGATGGTAAGATCGCCAACAACATCTTCACCACTAATAAGTCGAATGAGTCTTAGATTCATCATGTTCTCCATTATTAAAAAAGAATGGGGGCGTTGCACCCCCATTTTATTTAGGTTCTAAACTTCTCAGGATAGTTTAGTTGTTCCCATTCTTCGTCTGTTACAGGCCACCAGTTCATGATTATTCCCAGCCTTTGTGTTTGCGGAAATATTCCGCTTGTTTCATTCTGGCTTCTGCAATAGACTCACCTAAGAAAGTTAGGTAATTCCAAATTTTACTTAGAACGTTCATTTAAGTCTCCTTCCTCTACAAGCAACTGTGGCTTGTTTTTAGAAGCAAACTCTGAAACTGTAGAAGGTTCTTCGCTAACTTCAATTTTCTTTGATTTCTTATGCTCAGGAATAATTTTTTCCAAAGCAATCTGAAGCATACCATTGACTAGTGCAGCACCTTTGATTTCGATTTTATCATCTAGTGCAAATGTGCGTGTGAAATTGCGAGTTGCAATTCCTTTATACAGCCAGTCGGTAGCATCATCATCTTTTGCATTTCCTTTAACGATTAGTTTATCGTTCTCAAATTCAATTTCAATTTCAGACTTTGAGAATCCAGCAACCGCAAGTTCAATGACATACTTGTTGTCATCAATTTTCTTAATGTTGTATGGAGGATAGTTAGGAATGCTCTTTGTCAAATCATCATGCATTTTAGCAAGACGATTGTAGGTGTCATCGAATCCAACAAACAGTTTGTCGAAATCTTTAAATTGACCAAAGATTGAAGGTAGTTGTGTCATGTTCATTCTCCCTATTACTTAGTTGCAAATGCTTTTTTCGCGTCAAACGTCCACATAGAAGTTCCAACTGTAGTTGAAAAGTTCAAAACTTCTTGTGCTACATTTTTTGCAAATGCAGTCTGTGCATTAATGTAAGTATTGAGAGGTCTCGCGATTTCTTCGTTTTGAACATAAGTCTTAACGAATTGCGATTTTGCACCTTGGAAGGTGTCGATGAACATATTGAGTGCTTGTAACATAGTTTTCTCCTTAGTTAAGCGAGTAAAATAAAATTTGCCACCCCTAAGGCATGGCAGTTAAATGTGCGTTTTAAACTACCGCAGGTCGCACCCCCTGCCCTCCCATCCCGAGAGTATTATTATTTATACAGCGATATATGCCTGAGAGCCATCAATTGCACGGCGAGACACAAAATAAGTTGTGTTTCCCTCAGTATTGATAGCCTTACGAACGGTAAGACCTGCTTGACGCAGATCGCTCATTCGTGCGCGGAGATTCTTCACTCCGAACAATGCGCGAGCCTGAGGTGCGCTGATACCGCGACCTGTACCACGCAGATATGAAACCAGAAGTTCATTTTGGGTCTTACCAGATTTAACGAATGCCATAGTTATTTCCTCATATTAAATTTCAAAAATTGCTAAGAAGGTCTTAGCACCCATACTCCTTCCGGAGATATTCTGTATTATATCAAAGTCTACTGCGGTTGTCAAACCTTCAATGTTGCTTTGATCATCCATGCATGTTTATTGAATGCATCTTGACGTTCTGCCATAAGATTGCTATATCCATGCTGCATATTTTCTTCAGCCAAATGATATGCTCTCATAATGCTGCCTTGAATGAGTGCAATGTCATTTAAAAGACGGCGAAACATTTCTGCTGGAGTAGGAACACTCAACTCATCTTCGAGTTCAGAAAGTTCAGAAAAGCGAGAAAAACTTCCTGGTGCATATGCATCCATAGCACGAATTTGTTCGGCTAGGGTGTCGATTGTATCGCCAACTTCACCATAAATTTTACCGAAAAGTTCATGATACTGACTAAAATCAGGACCAGTTACGTTCCAATGATAATTTTGCGCCTTTACATAAAAAGCATAGTGATTGGCTAAGACAACCTTTGCCGCTTGAACAAGTTCTTCCATCAGACTTCCCTTTTCTTTCCAATGTTATACTTTGTCACCAACTGCCACTCATCTTTCTCTTTGTGAGAAATAATCTTAATTTGTGACAGAGGAGCAACAGGCTGCTCTGCTTTGTTTTTATTGACTACTTCTACAAGACCCCATTCGGCAAGTAGATTAGCAATAGTGTTTCGTCTGCCCATATCGTTGTCTTCAAAGTCTGTGCTTTTGCCATCCAATGCAAAAAGTTCTTTGAAGTGGACAATGTAATACTTTCCGCGTTTGTGCAGAATGTGACAAGATTGATATAGCGTTTTATCTTTACGGGACGCAACACCAATTCTTGTAAGTGTTTCTTTGACTTTTAGAAAGTCATCTTCAGTTTTTAGCCTTACTTCTAGCAAATCCTCAATATCAATTGCCATTATTTTTTCTCCTTTGTTTTCAAGCCACCTTTTTCTATTTTTTCTTTTATGGTCTTGAGTTGTTCAGGAGTAATCAAATTCGCGACTTGCTTTGCCTTAGCATAACTGTAGTCGTAGTATTCCGAAATAATTTTGATATCCTCGTCCAACTCATTTTTAAGCCACTTGCTGTAGCGTTTGCGTGACCTGACACTATTTAGCAAATAGGCAAATTGAGGTTTGTTGTCAAGGATATGTAAACGATTCATCTCATTTGCATAGAGAATCGTGTCTGGAAAGAACGAAAGACCGCGATTTACAATGAATGCAGTATAAGCCCTTTCTGCAAGTTCATCATTTTCTGAGTCCGTCATCAAGTCTTTTTTAGACTCATTAATTGCTTTTAGAAAGTCAAAGGGTGTCATAATCAAAACTCTTCAATTTAAAGTTTTTGCCTTCACACTCACCGACTATTACTTCGAATTCTCTAGACAAAAGATTGTCTGTAGTGAATCCTGCACCGTTGTAATTTCCTAGTGTTCCCCATTCTTCTTGTCCAACATAACACTTTGCTAGAAAGAAGTCGAGTGTCTTTGGAAATAAAGTTGATGTTTCTGATAGATGCCACATGATGAACATGTAAGTAGCATCTACTTTGGAAATTACATTACCGGTCCAAGTAATTTTTCTGCTGAGTGGATTGGTGTATACGTTGGTTGTTTTAATTTCGCAGATTTCGTCTGCGAATTTTAAATCTGGTTGCTTGTCTGTTAGTGCATTCTGACATTGAATGCCAATTGAATTGAAATACTCTGACGCACAAATCTCAAAAAAGTGCGAGACTAGAGTAGACTTCACTCTACGCAAAACAACAAGCGGTAGAACAACCTTGCACCTTTCGGCAACTAGTTTACAAATATTGTTCCAATGCTCTGGTGAATATATTTCATTTGAATTCACAAGAAGCCATCACTTCGGTTAGAAACGCAACAAAGTTGATTTCTTGATCAACAACGAATGCTGACTTGTATTGATACTCACCGAGAATCATCACCATTTGAGGTACGCTCTTTGGTGCAAGATACTCATGGCAGCCATCAAACATTCTACGGAAGAGAACATTCGGTTCATTGTCAAGATTATCGTTGACCCACTTACGCATTGAATTGAAGTCTTTGTCCTTCAACATCTTCATCAAAGACTTTGTGTTGTCTTCGGTTAGATTCGAAAGAAGACCAGTATCAATCTTGCCTGTAGCAGAGTATCGTTGTAGTTCATTCAACACCCTGCGCCAGTCAGGGAAATATTTCATGATAACTTCTGCTACAACCTTTTGATCGAATTCAACCTTTTCTGTTTCAAGAATCGTAGTCACTCGCTTCATAAATTGCGATGCGAGTTTTGGCTTGTCTGCTGCCTTTATCTTAAATTGTATAACGGAGCACCGACTGTGGAGAGGGGCGATGATACGATTAAGAAAGTTGCAAGTAAGGATAAACCCACAATTAGCAGAAAACTCTTCCATGAAGTTCCGTAGCGCGGGTTGAGTAGATTGAGGATTAAGATAATCAGCCTCATCAAGAATGACATATTTGCGTCCACCTTTAAATGAAACGGTTGAGGCAAAGTTTTTAATTTCGTTTCGTAGTGTGTCGATGTTGCCATTCATCGAACCGTTAATCACAATGTAAGAACAATCAAGTTCTTCAAGCATTGCCTTTGCAATAGTAGTCTTGCCTACGCCAGGACCACCTGCAAGAATAAGATTGGGTACGTTCTCATTGTTTACAAACTCCTGAAATGTTGCTTTCAGGTCCGCGGGAAGAATAGTGTCTTCAACTTTCTTCGGGCGATACTTTTCTACCCACAAAAAATCTTGTAGCATGTTTCACCTCAATAATCATAACATAGAATAGATATTCTAACATATTTCATGTTAGAATGCAATGACGGTGTTAAACGTCTGGTGCTGGATCGCAATAGGTAGGATCACACCAAGAAGGATCAAGTGCGACTCTTCGCCACTTACCATCAACTTGAATCCACAAACGATTGTCTTTACCAACAGACATTGAAACGCGATTAGTCTCTTTATGATCAAAACCTGTAATCATATAAGGACTATCTTTGTATGGATTGTTTGCTGCCCTTTCTTCCGCGGTTCTATTGTCGGCAGCAAGCATAAAAGTTGTTGGAGACTCTGGTGCAAGGTGACTGATATCTTCTACAACTTCTTTAGGTTTTTCTTGGGCATTAACAACGATGTGTGGTGTAACAAGCCCTGCGGTAAACGCACCTAAAATTCCTGCACCTTTAAAAAAACTTCTGCGGTCTGGATTCATGGTTGAGGTCCTGTTACAGTTTCGTAAATAGTTTCAAGGTCTTCCTGCTCAGTCTTCACTTGTGCAAAATTTTGCTTGTGATAGATTTTAGCAACCTTGCGAGTATACTTCTTAGGCATTTCAAAATTGTCTTCTACGTTCTGTAGAATCTCTTTGATCAAATCACGCTCTGCTTCGATGCGTGTTAGTGACGCACTAATTTCATCCAATGCTTGACGAATTTTCTTACGATCTTCAGGTGAAGATGGAATGATCACATTACTCATAACGATTAACCCTCGTATTTGGAACCAGATTCAAGTGCAACCCAATACTCAATTGGGTCCTTTTCATTTTTGAAGTGAGCAAAGCCTTTCGATGAAATCGAAACGTCATAGTTACCCGTAACCATCTTCAAGTTTTCTGTTGCAAAAATCATTTTGAATTTTGCTTCAGTCTCACCCACTTTAATAGAAAAAGAATCCGATTCATCATTCTTCACATCTAGTGTGGAGATTGAAATGTTCTTGCCATCACCAACTACTGCGATATTAGGTAGTCCCAAAATGCCTGAGAGTTTCATAACCTGATTGAAGTCTTCCTTCGTCAGTTTGAAATTCACTTCGGCGTTTTCCAACTTAAGTTCTTTGTTGGGAGGCGCGACAATCATAGATTCGTCTGAAAGACCGTATGTTGTTTTTGACGAACCGGATTTCACCATCAAATTTTTCTTCTCTGTATTTATAGAAATCTCTGGCGCATCCAATGATGTAATCAACGCAAGAAAACGATTCAAGTCATAAATGACAAACTCAGAATCAAAGTTTTCTGATACGGTTGCCTTTGCGAGAACGTTTTGCTGCTTGGAAATTGTTCGAATTGTAGAACCGGCTTTAATCTGAATACCAGAATTAATTGTAGCAAAGTTCTTCAGAACACCGACTGTATTTTCACTTAGTTTCATTTTTCACCTCATTCAAGTCATGAACATATAACATAATCATAGCATAATGCAGGACCTTTAGCAAGTCCTTACGATTCTTTCCTTCTTTCTTACCATATCGCTGTGCATACTTCAGAATGTTTCCAATGCAGAATCCTTCACC